AGGTGCTTTGACTGACTTATCCATAAAATCGTCTGGGTGCGTAATTTTATATACACCCATGGCAGATGCCATTTTTTTAAGAGAGCTTCTACCTCGTCTTACATTATCTTCGTTGTCGTGTTCGACACAAAAAGCATGACCGACTTGGCGATTGCTGTCTCCGATAGTAAAAAGAATCTTCAACGCCTTCCAATTATTTTTACCATTTAATTCTTGATACCCCGCAAAATGTAAATCATAAACGCCTGGTTCAAGTTTCGGTGCTGACTCTAAATCAGAACCTAAATCATCAAAATCATAATTTGATAAATCCATTTTTTTCTCCTTATATTAATTAACCAGGATCATAAGACGAGTAAGTATTTAAATACTCACACAAATCCTCGCAATCCCTTTTTAAATCAGCAAGCCTATCGTAAGTCTCATTTGGATAAGATCCATTTTCGAAATCAACTTTTTGCATAAGCGCATTAAGTCTTTCTATGATTCTATCTAAGTCTCGCTGTACCACATCTATATCAGATATTAAACTCACCCTATCATCGCCTCACGGATTGCTTGCCAATCCATTGGTAATTCATCTGGTAAGTTATACCTGTTCTTTGCAAGATAAGCTGGATCATTGTTGGTATAGATAATTCTATCGCCAGATACAGTCTTAGTAGTCATACCACTTTTACCTTGCACCTTAATAGTTCCTAACTTCTTAGCCGCAAAAAAGCACGCATCAGAATGTTCTAATAACAATGCCGCAGCTTTTTTATGAAGTTTAAGAGAGTATCTATCGTAAGCTTCGATACGTGGATCTTCCACTTTTCTAACCTCACTATGGCAAATCTGAAATATCATCATGCCTTTATCTCTTAGTCTATTAAGTTTTTCTACATAGCTACCCCAATATCTAAGGGTTTCTGCATAGCCTTTTCCGTAGCTTGGTTGATCGATTGATTGCCAATTATTATCAGCACAAACTTTTTCCCAAAGTAATCGTTCAAACCAATCTAATGAATCCACACAAACTGTTTTATATTCATGTTCTTCAGTTGCTAGCTCATCTAAATTAGCCATGACATCTGAGTAAGTTTTACATGGGATATGATCCATCTCAATCTTACCAAGACCATCTTCAACATCTAACATGATTGGGTTTTTAGTTTGTGAAGCCAAGTACGTTTTACCAACAGCAGCTTCTCCATGCACAATTATTCGTGGTGGTTTCTGCTTAGTTTTCTTTCGTATATCAGCTAGACTCATTTAGCCACCTCTACTTTTGACTCACTCTCAACTGCTTCTTGCAATCTTCGTGAATACTCAACCCGTAGAATGTCTAACTTTTCTACTTCAAAATTAGCATTGGCAACAAAATCATTCTTTTGTCGTTCTACCATAGCTAACTTGTTATAAAGTAACCTTTGCTCATCATTGAGATCGTCAAGATTATATTCTGTACCACCCTCTTCAAAGCTAAAAGTAATCGGCTCTTTACTTTCCGTCATTATCTTCTCCTTTATTATATTGTTTATATAAATCGCAGATGCTTCTTGCGTTACACCAACGACAATGATCCCCATATACATATACAGGGTTTTCTTCAAGACAAGCATCAACGCTTGGCTTTAGAAAATCGTATGCCCAATTAACCAAAAACTCAGCACTTGTTGTCCAAGTTTTAATTGGTCCACCACCCCAAGTTGCGCGTGGTTGGACAATAGTAATCTCAACTTCTGTATCTTCGTTACCATATCTTGATAATGCACCTATCGCATAGATCATGGCTTGTTTGTTATGCTCTGGACTTACAGGATATTTACCTGTTTTTAAATCAATTACGCACATCTTATGTGGTGTAATGATTAGTGCATCTGCATAACCATATAAATCTTCTGATATCTCTTGTAATCTAACTTTCTGCTCTACTAATAATTTGCCATTTAATCTTTTTGCTCTGTCTTGCACATAATCTACATAGATTTTTGCACAATCAATCATGTCTTGATCTACTACTATCTCAAACTCTTCAACGAGTTCTGTCTTGCCTAACCAGTAATCCTCAAGTGTCACATCGACTAAGAATCCCTTTAAGAGTTGTTCTGTCATACTGTGAATCAAAGTACCAACTGCTGCTGGTAAACCAACTTGATAGTCAACCTTGGCTGCAAGTGTCGGCATAGCTGGACATTTAGTCCACTTATCTGCTGATGACGGGCTAAGTAGTGCGTGCTTCATTTGATACCCTTGATCTTTCTTCCCACTTTTTGATTTCGTTTAAGTCATACAAAACTTTTCCATTAGGCCCACTTGGTTGTATATAAGAAGGCCCTTTGTTTTTTAATCTTAAGTTGTGAATTGATCGGGCATCCATGCGCCAGCGTTCTGCTAGTTGTTTGGTATCAATAAATATTGTATCTTCGGTATTCATTTTTCTCCCTTTTTATTAATATTTATGTGATAATATACCTAAAGTTACATATTAACAAGTATATATTTAAAAAAAGGAGTAAAAAAATGAGTATAGATGATATGAAACCAGATGAATGGGATAAAGTAAGTAACATAAAACCAGATATGGTAAACAAGCCTAAACACTATCAAGGGATTGTTGAATGTATAGACCTTATTAGAGATAGATTAGGCTCAAAAGGATATGAGGCATATCTTGAAGGTAACATTTGGAAATACTTATATAGACACAAGGATAAAGAAGAGAACATTCAAGATTTAAAAAAATGCCAATGGTATCTAAATGAACTAATAAGGTATCGAGAAGAACTCTGATACTTTGTTAAGGAGATGAATATGAAACTTTCTGAATTTGATGATGTTATTCAAAAAGAAAGAAATAATAATAAGCCTATTTATGTAAACAGGTATCTCGTTAGTAACTTATTAAAGTTTGCGCATGATTGTGACAAAGATCCGCAACAGTTAGCAGAGTATTTTCTTAAGGTAGGAATTAACTCTGCTAAACATTATAAGAAACAAGAGATAACTTTTGATATAGATAACTTATAAATTATTTAACACATCTAGCAGATTCTTAACTGCATCGTTGTTCTTTATGTGTTCATCAACCAATGTGATTTGGTTTTGTGGTAACTTGGGAATAAATACTACATTTCTATAAGGCAAAGAAACCAAAGCAAAAACATCTACAGCATTATCTTCATATTGTCTTTTTTTAGTATTACCACTTCTGCGTAAATCAAATCTCCAATTAGCTTTTGTAGGTTCTATTTTAGATTTAGCTTTGACTTGGCATTTATATAACCTGTCTTGGTATTGAAATATGATATCTGTTGTTGATGGTGGGGTGGTAAGGACTACATCTTCGCAAACTATTGACAGTATAGAAGCTGTCAGATATTCACCTGCTTTGCCAACTTTATCAGTAGGCCTGCTCATGTTAGTTTATTCTGGTGGTTTCCTTTTTAACCTTTCTGGTATTCTTGATTTAGCCTCATATTCAGCAAACGAATCTGCAAGAGTGTTTATTCTTATTAAGGCTTCTTGTTCTAATCTTTGAACCTCATCTACATCTCCTCTTAATTCAGCTTCTATTATTCTTTTTCTGTAATATTTTTTCACATCTTCTATATCTCTATTTTTAAAATAAAGATTTGTATTTCTTGATTGCTCTGGATCAACTGGATATACGTTTTGTCCTACTAATCTATACCAAGCCTGTGATTTGGTTATAGTTGGATCTCCATAATAATTTGGTTTTTTAGTTACAGCCTCATACATTTTACCAGCAAAACCCTGATCAGTAAGCCATGTTGGAGCTAACAATCTTCCAGCATAATTTAAAATATCAGCAGCTTGATCTACAGGTGTACCTGCTGTATCAACTATATCTCTGTTCGTAAAAGGATCTTTGTTTGTTGTTATTGCTGTAGCTATATTTAAACCTGGCCCACCCCACAAACCAACGATATCGTCAGTAGCCTCTGCAAACTCACCAGATGCTATTTTATTTCCAATGCCTGTATAAAAACCCCATGGCATAGTGTAAGAGTAATCATAAAATTGCCACCTTCCTTCATCATCCTTGTAAGGCAAAACTAACGCACTACCACCATCTCTAAGATATGTTGGCAAAGTTTCTTTTAAAGTATCCAAGTCCTCTTGCGTCATACCTTCGTTTTGTTTTTTCCATACTTGCGCTGCAATATATGGAACAGCCATGTATTTAACAAATCTTTCGGGATGCCTTATAAATGTTTCTGTTAAAAATGGTAAAACTTTATATTGGAATGTCGCAAAAGGAACACCAAAAGGGCTTTGTCTTAACTGTTTTAATCTTGGTGGAACTAGCGAATAATCAAACAAAGTTTTTTGTGCATTATAAACTGCTGTTTCAGCATTTTTGCCTGCTTCCATATCATCAATAATTTTTATTAACTTACCAAAAGTTTCAATAAAACCATAGCTATCCCCTGCAAAATTTAAAATACCTGTTCCTAATCTATCAGCTTGGTCTAGCCAATTTTTTGTTTTTTGTGCTTTGACAATTTTATACATTCTGTTTATTTGCACCATTTCTTGCTTGCTAAAAGTAGTAGAAGCTATGCCTTTTTCTTTTGCTATTTTGTAATACTTGCCATCAGTAACAATTTCTTTTAACGCTTGGAACATTCTTAAAGGCATCCTTGTATAAGAAACGCCAGATAAATTTAAAAGGACTAAATTAGAAAAAAAATTTCTTACAACAGAAGGTGGGTTTAGAGGAACTTTTAAAGTTTTCCATATCTTTGTGAGGTCTCTTCCCTTTCTACTCAAATGATCTACGATATCTGTAGCGGCTTGAGTTGATCCAATAAGATCATCATAAATTTCTTTTCTTATATAAGCGCCTCTGAGTTCACCATATTTTTTTTGATCTGGTATTTGTTTAAATTTTTTAAGATCTATGTCTGCTATTTTTTGTCCTGCTTTATCTATAGACTTTTTTAAATCATCGACTATTGACATAGCTTTTTCTGGATCATCACGCAATCCTTCTGCGACTTCTTTTGTAATCCTATCTACTTCTGATTTGGCATGGAATACTCCTATTTTTTTACCTCTAAATGGAACTAAAGTATCTTGAACAGCCCAATTAGGATTTTTAGCAATATCTCTAAAAAAACCAAGTTTTACAACATCGCTTATAGGATCTTCTATAGCTTTAGCTGCAAGCAATCCAACATCCTCTATCTCACCAAGAAATTCTCTTGTAGCCTTATCAAGATCTTTTCTTTGTTTAAGATAACCCATTGATCCTCTATTTTTATTGAAATATTTTAAAAATAATCTTGGTAAATATGTGCCAAAATTTTCTTCCATCACCTCTTTTGTAAGCAATCCATTATTCTCTAATGTTTCTGAAACAGTATCTATACCTCTTCTAAGTTCAATAGCGCTATCTTGTAAATTTTGAGGTACATCGTCTAGTGTTTTTTCGCCAGTAAGAAAACCATAAACTGATTTATTTTCTTCTGGTTTTAATTTATTAAATGACTTGAATACATTTTTTGCTAGTTGCCCGACATTTTCAAGTTTACCCATATACATACCTCTTGTTCCAAGATATAGGGGTTGATCTGGCAAATCACCTAATGTACTAAATGCTCTAGTTTTCGCTTGTATTTTATTTAGTATATTGTTGCCTAGTTTTTTATAAATAGTTCCAATATATGGAATTTTTCCAACAATCCCAAAATCTTCATCCACCACCACATTTACAGGCCCTACAGGCTCAGTAATTTCTTCTATTTTCTGTGATATTCCAGGCTGTATTAAATCTGCTTCTTTTGCTGTATCTTTTGTGCTTTTTATTAAGGGTTGTGTTTCTGGTACAGTCTCTTGTAAAAGGTCTATTTCTTTTTCTGATGTTGGTTTAGTAAGTTCTGGATCTTTTTTAGCTGCTCTTCTTTTGATTGCATTGTCCAGCACACCTACACCTGATCCAAGCACACCACCAAATAATGTACCTACACCAACCGCTTCAGCTATCTGCCCAGGTTGATATTCTTTTTGTGCATCTGCTCTAATTCTTGCTCTTTGTCTAGCTGTTTCATATGCTCCACCATATGCACCACCCTCAGCAGATCCTATAACAGCATATCTAGCTGGTTTACTTTTTACTATAGACTGCATCAAGTTATTTTTAATTCTATCTTTAACTAATTGCTTACCTGCTGTAGAGGCTGCTTTACCTACACCAAAGCCAACATATGTAGAAGGACTTTCAAGAGGGTTTAATATATTTTTTAATGCTCTTCCTGCACCCGCCATACTTGGCGCTTTAGTGTCATACATATCCATAATCTGTATAAACGCTTCTTTTTGTTCTGGGGTTGCATTACCGATTGCTTGGCCTTCGCGTAATAAATCTACATCACTATATGAAAGACCACCACCATATTCCAAACCAAATTTACCATAACCTTCATCACTTAATTTCGGTACAGGCTTATTAGGATTTTTTCTTTGCCAATCCCATTCATATATTTTTTTAGAAGCATCAACCCATGTAGGATCTTTTATTATGTTTTCTTCTGTTAATCTTTCTGGTGGGCCAGTAAATATTTGGTTGTCACGCATACCAACATACTGTTTTGTGCTTGGCGTTTCTTGTGGCGTGGCTTGTTTTTTTTGTTCTATTAATTGCAAAACCTGCTCTCTAGTAGGTTCTACGTCAGATGTTATGCTGTATTTTTTTCCATCTATTTCAAAAGTATATTTTGGCATATTTTATTCATACCTATTCAGATGTAAGTGCAGTTGCACTTTGTATCATCTCATTAAAAGCTGCTGATAAATCTTCTTCTTCTGTTATTGGTGGATATATAAGTTCGTAAGCACTTTCTGCCATTGTTTTTAATTCTTCATCTGTATATAAAGGTTCTCCAGTTAAACTTTTCATGGCCCTCATTTGCCTCATATAATCTTCAATAAAATCTGTTTTTGAACCAGAGAATAAATTAGAACTAACGCCTAAAATACTTGCATCTTGTTGAAATTGTTTTTCTGTATAATTCTTATCATAAGATGTTGATTGCGGATTAAGTTTTTCTCTCAATATTGCTAATTGATTTAATTTCTGAATATCTGCTGGAACGGTTTGTGGTTTTAATTCTCTTTCTACATAGGCTTTTTTTGCTTCCACAACGCCAACTGTATTTGCTATATTTTCATAGGGTGTACCTTTTACAGCATCCATAAATTTTTGATTTGCTTGTGCTTGGGCTTCTGCTTGCACATCAGCCTGTCTTTGCTCAAAAGCAAATTCCATACCATAAATTTTAGCTAAGTTTTTATATTTAGGATCTTTAAAAAATCCCTCTTGTGCTTTTTTTAACTCCTCTTGCTGTTCTATCAATCTTCTATTTTGCTCTCTTTGCATAGCCAAAGCAGTTGCATCTAAACCTTGAAACGCTTGACCTACTCTTAATAAGGTTTCACCAATGCCAGCTCGTCTAGCCTGCCTTCTTTGTCTTTGGTATTCGTCTACTTCAGCTTGAGTCATACCCATTAATTCCTCTCTGGTTCTTAAATCCTCTGGAGCAAAACCACCTCTTTGTGCAAGAAAATCACCATAGCCTCTAAATCTTGGAACATCTGGTGTAGGTCTTTGTATGTCTAAACCTTGTATGCTCTCAAGCAATTCTTCTTCTGGTGTTTTGGGTGTTAATGGTTGTAAGTTTAATATTGCCATAATTTATTATTTTTAAGTTCCTGTTGGCTTGGGAAGAACTTGACCTAACCCAGATAAAAATTGTCCTAATTCAGCCAAGCTCGCTTGACTATAGCTTTTTGATCCTCTACTACCTGTTAATAGTGGCATAGCTCCTAATCCCATACCTAATAATCCTAGTTGTTGTGCTGGATAACCTTGCCTTCTCATAAACTCTTGGAAAGCAAAATCTTGTTGTGCTTGTTGTAGTCCTCTGCCAAGCCCACCAACTCCTAACATAGTACCTAATGCCTGTTGTTGTCCACCGAGTAAACCACCTAATAAACCAGCTTGTTGCGCTCTGCTTTGTAATTCTAACTCAGGTGCAAGAATAGCCATCTGTTGCTGTCTTGCTATGTCAGCTTCAGCAGCTCTTTGCGCTTGTTCAAATCCTGCTTGTCGTAAACCAGAAACAGTTCTTAATTTTTCTTCTTGTAATGGTCTTAATGCTTCTTGTTCATAAATAGTACCTCTAGTACCACCAAAAGCACCCGCACGCATGGCCACGTCTTGAGCTTGTTGTCTTTGTATATCTTCTGCTCTGCCAATATCTTCTAATGCTAAATCAATAACTTGTTGTTGATATGGTGATTGGTATGCACCTATATCTACATCTAATAAAGATGGAACTGCACCTAAAGTTGGAGCTGCTTGACCTGCTAATTGCTGTAATTGTGCAGTAGGATCATAACCAAAAGCAGTACCAAATAAACCTTGCGCTGCTGCTTGGGCTTGTAATTCTTGAGGTGATAAGCCTGCTACTCTTTGAGCTGTGTAGGCTTCAAATGGTACATCAGCAGCTTCTTTAGCTCGCTCATAATAATCTTTAAAAAGATCCATTTGCCAATCTGGCAAAGTGGTTTGTTGTTGGGTTTTGGTTTTTCCTTTACTCATAAATCTTTTCTAATTAAATATTCTGTTTCGAAACCAAGATGTTTTAATTTCCTAGTCCATCCTTTTCTACCACCGCCATAGAGTCTTTTTACTCCACATTTTCTAGCGTATTCTTCTATGTGCGGTAACATAGCTTCTAACTCTTTATAATTACCACCACAAAACAATAAATTCATAGCGGTATATTGTGGGAATACGACAAACTCTGTAACATAAGCAGACGTTTTACCAGCCCACAATAGGAATATTCCTTCCCTTATTTTATCTTCTATGTCCTCGATTGTATAGCTATCTTGATATTTTACAGCTTTCTCAATATAGGGTTTACATCTAACCCATTCGCTCTCCCAATCTGGATTAATCTCCTTTGGCATATTCTATAATGCTCATGTGTATATCTAAATTACCAGCATGATTGCCTTGTACTTTTATTATTTCACCTTGATGTATTATTAAGGGGTTAGTCAAAAGATCTGTAGTACTGTTGGCGGTAATAACTTTATTGCTAAATAAATTAAAAGTATTAGGGCTGTGTGTATTTGTTACATCTATTTGTGTTTGTTGACCTTGATGTTCACAAACCAAAAATGAATGTATTACTGAAAAACTAAAATCATCACCTGCTGGCGAAGTATAAACAGTATAATCTGTATTTGCTAAAGTAATGTTCATATGAACATCTACCGCTCTTTGTATATATTGTGGTTTTGCTGCTATATCTATCATCTTCTACCTCTTGGTTTGCCATCTACTCTAATTTTGCCAACTTGAAAGTCTTGTGTTAATGAGCCTGTTACTTTCATAGATACTTGTCTTGCAGTAAATCTAGCATCAGTATAACCGTCATTTTCAAATGTAAAGTTACCAAAATCTGTTTCTGTTCCTAGTGGTGTAAATTTACCTTTAAAACC